TTAGATGATGGCACTTTAAATGTAAAGGAAATAAAATGACAGAAGAAAATACAGCATCTGCGCCAGAAGATATATTCAAGTCACTTAGCGTTACAAGAATTTTAGTTGGTGCGATAGAAACCCTAGGAGAAATAACTATACCAACCAGCGTATTTTTAAATGCGACTGCAGAAGATAAAGAATTGCAGGTTGATTACAACTCAGATGATCAGACATTTGTGTTTAAGCTAAAGTCTTCAAATGAATAAGACGTCCTACGACCTGGATAAGCTTGCTTTAATTTTGCATGAGACAGCAATTGAAAAAGGTTTTTGGGATAACCCAAAGAACTTTGATGTCTTTGGGAACAAGCTTGCACTAGTTCATTCTGAAGTTACAGAAGTCCTTGAAGCAATTAGAAAGAATAAAGGTTCGGAAGAGATTGTTGAAGAAATGGCTGATGTTCTAATTAGAACTCTTGATCTTTATGCATCAATGTTTAATGGAGGATTCATTACTCACAGCTTAGATGAAATTTTATTTAAGAAAATGGAAATAAATAAAGATAGACCAAAGCTTCACGGCAATTTATTTTAATGATATAATTGTATAAAAGAAAGAGAAAAAATGACTATAGCAATAGATGATATTCTAGCGGCACTAGATCCAAAAACAAGAGCAAGAGTAAAAGCAGCACAAGATGTAAAAGTTGAAAAGCAAAAGACACCAAGCATTGGGTTAAATATGGCCCTTAAAGGTGGACTTGGGTATGGGCGACAAGTTCTTGTATGGGGAAATAAGTCTGCAGGTAAATCTTCGTTTTGCTTGCAGATGATTGCCTTGGCACAAAAAGAAGGAAAGACCTGTGCATGGATTGATGCAGAAGCTTCATATGACCAAACATGGGCCGAGACATTGGGCGTAGATTCATCTTCTCTTATCTATTCTCCAGCAAAAACAGTAAATGATATGGTTGATGTTGCTACAAAGCTAATGGATGCAGGAGTGGATATAATTGTTGTAGACTCTATATCTGCATTGTTGCCAGCAATTTATTTTGAAAAAGATGGAAATGAAATGAAGGATTTGCAAGATACAAAGCAAATCGGCGCAGAAGCAAAGGATATGACCCACGCAGTCAAGATGTTAAACTATGCAAACAAAAACACACTACTTGTTCTCATCTCTCAACAGCGAAATCAGTTTGGATCTATGCATGCTAGTCACATCCCAACAGGTGGCATGGCAGTCAAGTTCTTTTCTTCCACAGTCATTAAGCTCTGGTCGTCTGAAGCTGAGGCTAATGCTATTAAGGCTGGCGTTAAAGTTGGCGACAAAATTATCGAACAAAGAGTCGGAAGACCAGTTAACTGGATTATTGATTACAACAAGCTCGGCCCCCCAAATCTATCAGGACAATACGACTTTTATTACCAAGGGGAAGCTCTTGGTGTAGATATTGTAGGTGAAACCCTAGATGCTGCTGAAATGTGCGGAATTATTGAAAAGGGTGGCGCATGGTATACTATAAATAAAGAAAGAATACAGGGTAGACCAAAGGCTGTTCAGTATTTACGTGATAATCCAGATGTAGTTCTGTCTTTGCAGAAGGAAATAGATGCCAAATATTAATGAGTTTTTAAATAGTAAAGATTCTGAGTTTGCTAACTTAGAAGAAATCGCTGGTCAAAAGCCATGCTCTAAATGCGAAGAGTTTTCCAGTAGTTATTTCTGGGATGCTTCTAGTTTTACTATGAACTGGAAATGTAAAAGTGGGCACCCAAATCAGGTAAAGGTTAACCTATGATAGAAAAGATTGTAATCGCCCCACAAATTATAGTTTATAAAAATGCTTTATCAAATAGCAGATCTATTATAGATATGATTGAGTCTGCAGACGAAGTCAAATGGGAAACCTGGTATGAAAATGGATGGAGATCTTCAGTAGACTTTGATAAAACAAAAGGAGAAGAGTCCTCTCCAATACAAGACATATGCAATGCGTTTGACTATGTTGCAAATGATTACATGTCAGACTATTCAGGTGATAGAGGGGTCTGGCCTACCTTTATAAAAAATTGGGATAGTACTAATCTAAATCAAGATAACTATAAGATAGACTTCTTTAAGTATAGCCACCTATCTTTTGAAAACATGAAATGGGAATCAGATTTATTAATGAAATACCATGTAGACGAATTTGATGCAGACGGTGTATTTAAGAAATACAAAAATATAGTTACAATAAACTTTTACCTAAATGACGATTACGAAGGTGGCGAGATCTGTGCTTACAATAAGGACTTAAATGTAAGCTATAGGTATAAGCCAGTGGCTGGAGATGCAGTTGTTATGCCCTCTGCTAGTCCATTTTTTCATGCAGTAAAGCCATTCTATATGAAGGATAGATATTTTTTAAGATTATTTATTACATACGATCAAGGAGAAGATGTGGCTAACAACTATGGAGATTTCTATTCTGAAGAGCACCATGTCGGACATCAGGCAGAAAAAGATTTTATAGATAAAGATTTTCAATTTTTAAATGTTAACATTAAAGAAGTAGAGGTAAGATAATGTCTGAAAGATCTGAAGTCAAAAGAGACGGAGCCAAGGCTCAAAAAAATTCAGGTAGGGGAGATTACCAAAAAGGAGATGCACAATGGAATCAGTTCCTTGTAGATTACAAAGAAGCTGGAACGTCATTCACTTTAAACAAAGACAACTGGGCAAAAATCTGTACTGATACATTTAAAGTAAATAGAAATATGCACCCAGCGTTAAAAATTATTATTGGAAGTGAGTCTAAAGTTAGACTTGGTATTATTGAGTGGTCCGTACTGGAAGAACTCATAGAGTTTTGGGAGGATAACAATGTATAAACTTGATGTTTATTTAGGGAATAATGTAAAGAGCGCAAAGATAAAGCCACTTACAGCCAAGAGGGACTGGATGGAAACTCTTGCATACAACTGCTACCCAATGACCTCAGCAAATCTATTAGGGTACTATATTTATTTTGAAGAAGACGTTTCTTTTATTTGGGATGGAGACAATTTAACTCCAGCCAAGCCTACAAATGGATCTGAAAATGTTTGGGTCGGTAGACCATTTGGTACAGTAAGCTTTGAAACTAATTTAGTGTTTAAGTCTGATCCAGACACTAGCATTTTAATTGGTCCACCACCAAATCATTTTATTGAAGGTGCAAACGTTATTAGTAGTCTAGTATCATCTTCATTTTTTACAGGAGCATTACCTATAGTCTGGAAGCTTCATGTTCCAAACAAAGAATATTTTATTCCAGCAGGCACCCCCATAGCATCAGTATTGCCACTGTCACTATCTGCATTTGATAATTCAGAAATTAATTTTACTGGCGAGGTTTATGAGGGATACAGATTGCATAATGATTCAGAGTACATAGACTGGATTCATAATCAATATGCTGAGAATGATGTTTGGCCTAAAGTATATGAAAAAGGTAAAGATCATAAAGGTAATAAAGTCGGAGAGCATGAGGTTCAAAGATTAAAGATGCATATTAAATACGGTGATAAGAAATGACTATCTTTTTATTTGGAGTAATGGTAGGATTAGTAGTTGGTTACCCGCTTGGGTTATTCATTGACAAAATAGATAAAAGGATTAAAAATGGCGGAAGATAAAAATACACTTCAACTTATTAGCGATATCACAGAGTTTAATGACCTGCATGAGTATATGAAAGACGAACACCTGGATAAAGCGCTGGCTATAGTTGTAAAGATATTGATGAACCCAGAGGTTCCTTCTGCAAAAGCCCCTATGCTAATTATGGAGCTTCAGGCAATGTCCACTAAATTTGCAGTAATGGCTTCTGTTTATTCTACAATTGCTAAGGACAAAGCTGGAACAGTAAATAATAATAAGAAGAATGTATATTATTCAGTGAAGGAGTCCATAGACAAACTTGTAGATGCGCTTAAGTATGTCGTTAGGTATAACTCATGAGTTGGCTTCAGGCTTTAATTATCTTTGGTCCTATTCTTGTATTGGTTGTGGCTTTTTGGGAGGACATTAGATAATGGGTAGAGAAATAGTTAGAAATTTAAAGTTTAAAAAGCATACTGGAAAATTTTTTGATCCAGAGCTTTTTGCACAGCTTTTGGATGAGTCGTATAGAAATACAAAACGTGCAGATGGCGATATGACTAAGAAGTCATTTAGCCCTAGTTCGCTAGGATATGGCCACGGAACATGTCCTAGATATTGGTACATGGCATTTTCTGGTGCAATGTTTATCGATAACAATGATGCTATCGCAGTAGCTAATATGGCACAAGGAACTCAGGCTCATGAAAGATTACAGAATCTTATTAAGACTATGCCTCAGTGGAGAGCAGAAGAAGAAGAGATTGTTAATGAGTACCCACCAATTAGAGGCTTCATAGATTTAATTATGGAGTACGATGGAGAGACAGTAATTGGTGAAATCAAAACGGCAAAGCAAGAGGTCTGGGATACTAGACAGTCAGAGATGAAATCATCAGCAAACCATATGCTTCAGCTTCTTACATATATGAAGCTTAAGAATGCAAAAGAGGGCTTCTTTCTGTATGAAAATAAAAACACTCAAGAGGTACTAGTCATTCCGATTTCAATGAATGAAAAGAATACAAAGATTATTGAGGACGCATTCCTATGGATGCAGGAGGTCTGGGATAATTTCCAAAATGGCGATCTTCCAATGAGGCCTGCAGGTGCAACTAAATCTAAAATGCCCTGTACATATTGCCCAATTAAAAAAGAATGCTATTCAAAAGAAACTCCAGTCGGAACAGTTCAAATTGAGAAGTACCAGGTGCCAGTTATATGATATGCTTAAATACTGATTGCTCAAAATCATTTGATCCAAAGACACATAATCAAAAGTATTGTTCAGATGAATGTTGTAGAGTAGCTACTAATAAAAAAATAATGGAAAAGTATTATGAAAAAAAAGCAATCAAGAATGGTGCAAAAAGAAATTGCAAAAAATGTAATGTAGTTTTAAGTAGATATAACTCTTTGACCATATGCTCTAGGTGTGAAAAAAATAAATCAGTAGAAAATAAAAAAAAGATTATTGGAATGATCAATGACATTAGCTAGCCTAGTTAAAACAAAAGCAAACAGGGTGTTGGGGATAGATGCATCTACAACTTCTATAGCATTTTGCCTTATGGAAAATGATACCCCTATCAAATGGGGTAAGATCAACCTTGTAGGTAATGATATATATGAGAAAATTCATGATGCTAAAAACAAGATGCATATGATGCTAGGTGAATTAAAGAGCGATTATATTGCGGTAGAAGGTGCTATACTTGTTAGATCACCCGATGCTGTGATAAAATTATCTTATGTCTATGGTGTTGTTATTGCTGAGTTAATGTCTACGGGGGCCTCAGTTATTACTATATCTCCCAGCTCCTGGCAGTCGTATATTGGGAATAAGAACCCTACAAAAGATGAAAAGCAGGCAATAAGAGTAAAAAATCCTGGTTATGCAGAATCATGGTATAAAAATCAACTGCGTAATATGAGGAAACAAAGAACGGCAGATTATTTTAATAAGAAATATAAATTAGATGTAGTAGATTTTGACGTTGCAGATTCATTTGGAATTGCACACTATGCAAACAAAGTGCTTACAGAAAGGTAAACATGATTATTCAAATTATAGGACTCCCAGGCTCAGGTAAAACAGAGTTAGCTAAGGCACTTAAGGAGCGCATTAATGCTATTCACCTTAACGCAGATGAAGTTCGTGCAACAGTAAACTCAGACCTAGGATTTTCTCCAGACGACAGGCTTGAGCAGTCAAGACGAATGGGTGAAATGGCAAGGCTAATTGCCAAGCAAGGTGTTGCTCCAGTAATCGTTGACTTTGTCTGTCCAACAGAACTTACACGTGCAGCATTTGGTACACCAGATATTTTAGTTTGGGTTGATAGAATTAAGCAGGGAAGATTTGAAGACACCAACAAGATGTGGGAAGACCCAGAAAAATTTGATGCAAGAATACCTGCAGACTATACAGTTGAACAAGAAGCAGATTATATAATTAATAAGTTTAATCTTCACGACTGGTCTGCTCCAACAACATTAATGCTTGGTCGCTACCAACCATGGCATGAAGGCCACCATGCACTCTATAAAGAAGCTGGCAAAAGAACAGATCAAGTACTTCTTGGAGTACGCAATACATACAACACAAGTGAAAAGGATCCATTAAAATTTGATCAGGTAAAAGAATATATTGCCAAGGATGAATTTATGGACGGTGCATTAGTATTAAGACTACCAAACATTACTAACATTGTATATGGAAGAGATGTAGGGTACAAGATTGAACAAGTAGATTTGGGGGCAGACATTCATGCTATATCGGCTACGCAAAAACGTAAAGAAATGGGTATCTAAAATTTGGAACTGGATGACTAAGGACAATAATATGGAGTGGCCATCATGAATGTATCCAAGCAAAGATCAGCGATAAAGGCCATTACATGGCGTATAATTGGTACAGCAGATACTTTTGTAATATCTTGGGTAATAACAAAAGAGCCAGTTACGGCTGGAGCAATAGCAAGTTTTGAGGTATTTACAAAGACAATACTTTACTACTTCCATGAGCGAGGATGGAACAAGGTTAAGTGGGGTAGAGAGTGAAGTTCTATCAAAGCAAAGAGTGGCTATACAGAAGGTATGTTGTACAAAAGAAAACTGTAACTGAGATAGGCAAAGAGTGTCAAGTCTCAGCTATGACTATTCAAAGGTACTTGGAAAAGTTTGGGCTAATAAAAAAATGATAAAAAATATATTTATTATCGGAGAAAGCCAGATAGCCTTTGCTTCTGGCGGCAGGGTAAATGCTGGCATTCCAAAGCCATTAGAGTTTGGATCTTTTGAAAGATCAAAGTCAGGCTACGAATTAAAATTTATATGGCAACACAGTAGAACGGCCTTTGGAATTAACTACGAGTACCTAGAATCTTTTTTCAAAGACCACATACATAATTTAGGAGAAAATTCTGTAATAGTGTCTGAATTTGGAGCTATGGATGCAGCATTTGGACACTACCAAAAGCACGGCAACATGCAGGAAATAGTAACTAAATATTTTAATTATATGTTAAAGTTTTGTAAAGATCATAATACAGAACTAATTATACTGTGCCCTTGGTGGAGGGTCGATGATGATCAATTTTACAAGATATGGTATGACATAACAGATTTATTTAAAAAGCTATCAAAAGAAAATGGACTAAAAGACCCAATAGAGATAATGCATACTGTACTAGAAAGAAAATATGAAGTAGTAGATGAATGGAAGCATAATACACGAGAAGATTCAGAAAAGATAGTTGATTATATTATTGCAAAAGTCAGTGAGTACTACGGAAATGATTAAAAACATATTTATTATAGGTGATAGTGCAGTGGCGTATGCTTCTGGAGGAATTAAAGTTCCATCCCCTGTTACTCATCTTAAATATGGATCCCACACTAGAGTAAAGAATGGTTACAATTTAATTTTTTTGTGGCAAGAAAGCAGAGGCGCTTATAAGGTTGACTTTGATTACCTAGAAAATTTATTTAAAGATAATATTTCTGATTTAGGCGAAAGCTCTGTAATTGTTGGTGAGTTTGGTGGTATGGATGCTGCAATGCAGTACTATAATAAGTATAATAATATGGAATCGGTTATTCGTAATTATACTAGCGAAACAATTAGATTCGGAAAAAAATATAATACTAAAGTAATCTTTATGTCACCATGGTGGCAGTATGAGGATGATGAAGATTATCAGATGTGGGAAGATATGTCTCCTATTTTTAGAAAAATATCAGAAGAAAATGGCTTGCCAAAACCAATAGAGCCAATGTATAATGTTATTAATAGAATGTTTGAAACTGTAGATGAATGGAAACACCATACGCCAGAAGACTCTGAGCGTTGGGTAGATTATGTAATTTTAAAGGTGGAAGAATCTTATGGCTCTTAGTTCAGTATTTCCAGATGTAAAAAATTTTCATTGCGAGGACCTTTATTTAAGGGCCACTGGCGCACCTGCAGGTAATAGTATATGGAGAACCTGCCATGAGATTGCCCATATGTTAATTGAGAAAAATATATCTTACGGCAATTCAGCTTTAGAGCCAGCCAGAATATTTTCAACGGCGGATTCGGTAGAGCAGTTAAAGGTGCGTATTGACGATAAGCTAAATCGAGTTAAGAATAATCAGGGTTTTGCAGGCGATAATGATATTGATGATCTAATAGGCTACCTAGTTCTATATAAAATAGCAAAGTCAGTTTGAGTTTTTAGTCAACTAGAAGTATAATATATATCTATGGATATTGAATTAGCTGATCATTTTGATCGCATGAATAAGGTAGTTGAAGAGCTACTAAGAGGTAATAACCCTACTCAAATTGCCACCCTAACTGGGTTTAAGAGGTCAGAAGTAGTAGAGCTAATAGATCAGTGGAAGAATGTTGTCCACAACGACACATCAGCCCGTGAACGTGCTAAAGAGGCCATCTCTGGTGCGGACCAGCATTACGCTATGCTAATCAAAGAAGCTTGGAAAACAGTTGAAGATGCTGATCTGGCAGGGCAGCTTAGCGTTAAGTCTGGCGCACTTAAATTAATTGCAGATATTGAAGGCAAAAGAATTGGAATGCTTCAAGAGGTTGGCTTATTAGATAATGCAGAGCTTGCTGGACAAATGGCTGAAGCTGAAAGAAAACAAGAAGTCTTGGTTAAGATCTTAAAGGAAGTAACTGCATCTTGTCCAAAATGTAAGATTGAAGTTGCTAAACGCTTATCACAAATCACTGGTATTGTTGAGCCTATAGAGATTATCGAGGAAGTCAGTGGAGTTTGATTTTAATGATTTCATCGACATCCTGGACGGGGAAGAGTTTGATGAAAGGCCCGTTGACCTTAGAACATTTGTAACAGACAAAAACTATCTAGGGCTGCCAGAATTATCAGAGTATCAGTATACTCTGATTGAAAGATCTTCTCAGATATATAAAGAGTCAACACTGATAAAGCTGTTTGGTGAAAAAGAAGGCATGCTTAGATATAGGCAAACATGCAATGAGGTTGTTGCCCAACTAGGCAAAGGTAGCGGTAAAGATTATTGCTCAACTATCTCTGTTGCATATATTGTATATCTATTGCTATGCTTAAAGGATCCAGCTTCATACTATGGCAAACCTCCAGGAGATTCTATAGATATTATTAACATTGCTATTAACGCCCAGCAGGCCAACAACGTTTTCTTTAAGGGCTTTAAGAATAGAGTTACACACTCTCCTTGGTTTATAGGTAAATATTTTGAAAAAGCTTCAGAAATCAAGTTTGATAAGAACGTAACTGTATACTCTGGACACTCAGAAAGAGAAGCATTTGAAGGATATAACGTTCTTGTTGCAGTGCTTGATGAAATTTCTGGATTTGCTTTAGATAGCACAAGTGGCCACGATCAAGCAAAAACTGCAAGTGGAATTTATGACATGTATAGGGCCTCAGTAGATTCTCGTTTTCCAGATTACGGTAAAGTAATTCTTTTATCATTCCCGCGTTTTAAAAACGATTATATACAGCAAAGATACGATGAGATTATATCTGAAAAAGAAATTATATCAAGATCACATAGATTTAAATTAGATCCAGATTTACCAGAGAACACAGTTGGTAATGAGTTCGACATCTTCTGGGATGAAGATCAAATTGTTTCATACAAATATCCTAGAGTGTATGCAATACGCAGACCCACATGGGAAGTTAATCCAACCAGAAGTATTGAAGATTTTAAGATTGCATTTTATAGAGACGTAACAGATGCTCTAGGAAGATTTGCTTGCATGCCTCCAGAAGCTATAGATGCATTTTTTAAATCTCGTGAAAAGGTTGAGATGGCATTTAATGATCTTTCAATAGCGGTAGATAAATTTGGAAGATTTGAAGAATGGTTTTTGCCAGAAGAGGATAAAGATTATTTTATACACGTAGACTTAGCACAAAAACATGACCATTGTGCAGTCTCTATGGCGCACATTGATAGATGGGTTAGCGTAAAGGTTACAGACACATATTCGCAACCAGCTCCTATTGTAAAGGTTGATGCCGTAATGTACTGGACTCCAACATCAGATAAGTCGGTGGACTTTGGAGAAGTTAGAGATTATATACTATCATTAAGGTCAAGAGGATTTAATATTAGAATATGCACATTTGATAGATGGAATTCTCATGACATGATGCAGCAACTAAAACAGTATGGAATAAGCACAGAAACTTTATCCGTAGCAAAGAAGCATTATGACGATATGGCTATGGTGGTTTTAGAAGAAAGACTGAATGGTCCACATATACCATTGCTAGTAGATGAACTACTTGAGTTAAGAATTATGCGTGATAAAGTTGATCACCCTAGAAAAGGATCAAAAGACTTAGCAGACGCTGTTTGTGGATCTATATATAATGCAATTAGTTTAACAAGAGCAGCATTTGGAGACATAGAAGTTCATGATTACTCTTCAGTAAAAAAACAGTATAGAGAAAGTTTAGTAAAGGAAAGTCCTAATTTAATAAAGGCTCCTTCAGCAATGCCTAGGGACCTTTCTGACGCATTAAATGGAATGGAAATATTATGAGTATATATCAAGAAAAAGCTAAAGAGTGCAAATGCTGCGGCAAGCATGTTCCTCTTCCTATATTGTTAAAAGATTTTAATGGCATCACACTTTGCCCAACAACATACTACAATGTTTTGGAGTACAAAAAACTTTGGGAAAATCTAGGGCATAGGCCTCCAGGTAATTTAAGTAAACATTTTTCAGAGTATGTTCAAACAATTGTTTACACATCCATGACAAGTGATAACTCCAATGAATAATGAAGATTATTATAATGAAAAAATTAATTATTATATTGAAATAGGTGCAATAAGAATAGCTGGCATTGATCCTAACGGAGAATACATATTTGAACTAGATGAAGATATAACAAAAGCACTTGCCCCAGAACTTTGGGAGTCACATATGGAGTATGTTGATGAATCTTTGCTAGAGCTTTATGAAGATGGTCTAATAGATGTAGAGTATGATGAAAATTTAGAAGCTACAATAATATTGTCTTCTGAAGGATTTGAAATTGCAAAAGAGAGAGGCTTGCTTCCTATAAGGCCAGAAGGAATATATGATGACGAATCTGAATTTTGAAGAAGAGGTTTTTGAAAATAGAAGATTTTTATTTCAAAACATAGCTAAAACTTTTCCAAGCAATCCTTGGGTAATAAAGGCAACTGAAAAAATGAAGGGGTATTCAAAAGAAGAATATACTGTCATGCTAAAAGAAGCATATGACTTTCAAGATAAATTTGATATAGCAATTGATTTAGGAATTTCTGCAAAAACAAAAGAAGGTCATGACCTTTTTATTTTATTTATTGACCACATAAGATGGTTTTTTGAAGTAGATAGCAGTGCTTATGATGAGTTAATACAGCTGTGTAGCCCTAATGCTACCCAGTTTCTTATAGTTAATAAATCATATTCTGATTTATTATTTGATATACTTATTGAGTATAGATCAGAGTTAGGGGTATGATGAAGGCAATAGTTGTTAAATCTTTTGGTGGACCAGAGGTAATGGAATATATAGACTATCGTGATCCAGTTCCAGTAAAAGATCAGATCCTTGTAGATACTAGGATGATAGGTGTTAATTATGCAGACACTTATCAAACTGAAAATAGCTATCTAGTTCAGACACTTCCTCCAGTGGTCCCTGGTATAGAAGCTTCTTTTATGATTGATGGTAAGTTGTATGTCGGTCATACTGCCAGTGGCGCTTATGCAGAAAAGCTTGTTGTGAATAAAGATAGAATATTTGAAGTTCCAGACGGAGTGACAGAAGAAGAGGCTTTGTCTGTAGTCTGTCAAGGAACAACTGCTTATGGAATTGTTAAAGACATATGTAATATTAAATCTGGAGACCTAGTTCTTATTAATGGTGCATCCAGCGCTGTGGGAATGATACTGATACAGCTATGCAAGATAGTAGGAGCAACAGTAATTGGTGTTACTGGAAGCGATAAAAAAATAGATTTTATAAAGTCTTTAGGGGCCGACTTTGCTTGCCTAGACGACATGTCTGAAATAAAAAAAATATTAGGCAGCATAGGAGAAAAGCCTAAATTTATACTTGAGTCTTATGGCGGAAAGCATTTTATGAACTATTATTTCATGCTGGAAGCTGGAGGGCATATATGTTCATACGGCGCCTCATCTAGGGAAGGATTGCCATCTATTCAAATCAGAGATATATTAAAAGACACAAAGATAGTTTCTGGTTTTTGGGGAACAAAAATGTTTGAAAACTCAAATAAGCTTAGTATTGCAGTAAATGATTTGTTTAATTTAATTAAAGAAGGAAAGATAAAAATTATTATAGGAGAATCTATGGAGTTAAAGGATGCAAAAATAATGCATGAAAAAATAAGAAATAGAGAAACCTTTGGTAAGTTAATTTTAAAAAACAATATAGATGGGTAAAGGTAAATGAATTTAAACGAGATTGATATTTCATTACTAAAAAGATACTTTGGACGTACAAAACCAAATTATGAAGAAGAGATAATGTTTTATGAGAAGGATTTAAACATTAAACCTGATGAACGTATAACGTATAAGTATAATAATGAAGGATTTAGATGCGATGACTTTACGAAAAAAAAGTCTGGGATGCATATCCTGTTTGGAGGATGCTCTGAAACAGAAGGGGCATCAAATAGTCTAGAGGACGTCTGGGCCAATGTGCTTTACCATAAAATTAAAGAAAATAACGATGTTGCAGGTTACTACAACGTAGGCAAAGCAGGACTTACTGTAGCTGGTGTAGTAATGAATGTATTTCAATATGCATATGATTATGGATGTCCAGATTATATATTTTTGCAATTGCCAGATCAAACCAGATACGTGACCTGGTCAGAATCAATGGGGTGGTATCCAAAATATCAGGTAAGCGATAGTGAGATAGATAATGATATTGATACTGAGCATTTTTTTAAGAATCATGAATCTCCAGAAGTTATAAAAGTTAATATATTGTTTAATTATTTTCTATTAAGAAATTTAATACAGTTCTGTAAAATAAATAATATAAAGTTAATATGGTCAACATGGCATGCTCCAACAGCTCGGACTATTACAGATTCTGTAGCTAACCTAGACGGATACATAAACACAAGTAATTTTGATAAAGACTACTGGGACATACGAATAAAGGACTTAAGGGCAAGAGACGGATATCATTTTGGCAGAGGCTTTCACAAAATATGGGCAGAAAAATTTTATGAGGAGTTTTTATATGATAAAAATAATAAAAAGAATGATCGTTAAAAGAAAAATAAAAAATATGATGAAAAAGAAAAGATACAATTACTAATGGTAATACTAGGAATAAATGAAACATCTCATGATGCTTCCGTTTCTTTAATAAAGGATGGAGAAATACTATTTGCTGCCCACTCTGAAAGATATAGCAAGCAAAAAAATGATTGGTATAACAATGAAGAAATTATTCTAGATGCATTAAATTATGCAACACCTACTAATATCGCCTACTATGAAAAGCCATATTTAAAAAAATCCAGATTGATTCTTAGGGGAGGAGCAGGGGATTGGAAGCCAAACTTTCCTATGGACTTGCCAGTAAAATATTTTAGCCACCACTATTCTCATGCCTGTGCTGGATACTACACTAGTAAGTTTACAGATGCAGCCATAGTGGTCTTAGATGCAATTGGAGAATATAACACATCAACAATTTGGGTCGGTGAAGGAGAAAAGATTAAATTAAGATTTAAACAAAACTACCCAGTAAGTTTTGGTTTGTTTTATTCAGCGTTTACTAAATTAATTGGGCTGGTTCCAAATCAAGAAGAGTATATAATGATGGGAATGGCGGCTTATGGAGACTGGAAAAAACATTACCTAAAGGTAAATAGCTATTTTGATTCAAAGATAAACCAAAAATATAATTTTCACAAGGGGATACATGACTGGGGCTCTATAGAGAATGATCAGGATAGGTTTGATATAGCAGCAGCTGTTCAACATGTGTATCAAATAAGATTAGCAGAGTTTATGCACATGGCAAAAAAAATAACTGGTAAAAAAAATTTAGTGTTTATGGGAGGCTGTGCTCTTAATTCTTCTGCAAATACAATGCTATGGAGTATATTCGATGACGTCTGGATTATGCCTAACCCAGGGGATGCTGGAAGTTCACTTGGAGCTGCTGCAGCATTATATGGGAAGCACATTGATTGGAAAACTCCTTATTTAGGACACGACCTGGGTGGAGAATACCCAATACAGAAAATTGTAGATGGAATACTTAAAGATGGAATAGTGGCAGTAGCATCAGGCAGAGCAGAATATGGCCCAAGGGCCCTAGGAAACAGAAGTATTCTTGCAGACCCTAGAGATCCTTCTATAAAAGATAAAGTAAATTTAATTAAACAGAGAGAGCTATTTAGGCCATTTGCACCAGTAGTTCTTGAAGATCATGCCCATAAGTGGTTTGACATGGACTTTAAGAGTCCTTATATGCAGTACACAGTTAAATGCCTGCAGCCAGACAAGATACCTTCGGTAGTTCATGAGGACGGCACCTCTAGAGTTCAGACAGTAAATAAGGAACAGCACTATGGGCTATATAGGGTATTAAATAAGTTCTATCTAAAAACAGGAGTGCCAGTATTATTAAATACCAGCTTAAATATTAAGGGGCAGCCCCTATTGAATGATCAAGATGATGTAAGGAAATGGGAACTAGAGTATAACTTTAGTATATTAAATGGATAACCGTAAAACAATTACTATAAATTCACCCCCAGGCTCTGGTAACATGTTTTGTCAATATCTAATGAGAGAAAATTTTAATATGGTACTTAGATGGGTAGATCACCAGCCAGATAGTTTTGATCCTAATGGTATAAATATATGTTTATTAAGAAATCCATATGCAGCAATTGCTTCTGGAATTGAGGTTAACTTTACTCACATGAACGAGGATGAGCAAAAAATATTTTTAAAGCATTTGGATGCTGCTATTTATAATTCAATGCTTCGTCACACAAATCAATATAATTTATTTTTAAATAAATCACAAAGCCTTGATTATGTAACTCCAGTAGGTTTTAATTTGTTGACACAAGAACCAGATTTATTTTTAAATAAAGTTTCTAAAAAATTTGACATTAGCTTTAAAGAAAACAGAGTCAGTCCAGAACAAGTTAAAGAAAAAATGAGGTCTATTAAAGATTTAAAGTATAGACTGCCTAGAGAATACTCTTTTGTTCGCAAAGAGATAGACTTGGCCGTGTATAAATACAATCCTATAAAAATTTGTTATGAAAACTATATTGAGTACAAGAGAAGTATAGATTTTAAAATTGATATATAGCTTCTATTGACATTTCGTAGGTGCATAAAGTATACTTTACTTAAGGTGCCAGTAGCTTAGTTGGTTAAAGCCCCGAACTCATAATTCGGTAATCGTAGGTTCAAGTCCTACCTGGCACACACCTCTGTAGCTCAGCGGAAGAGCAACAGACTTCTAATCTGTTGGTCGCTGGTTCGATTCCAGCCAGGGGTGCGTATAATAAATAAAAATAGATTTGGGTTCGTCTAATGGTCGGACACTCGCCTCCGAAGCGATAAACGCAGGTCCGATTCCTGCACCCAAAGTTTTGCCCGTATAGCCCAGTGGTAGAGGCAGTAGACTTAAAATTTACACAGCGTTGGTTCGAATCCAACTACGGGTACGTTCCTATAGCTCAGTTGGTAGAGCAGCAGACTTTTAATCTGCGGGTCGATGGTTCGAGCCCATCTGGGGACACTAGTGGGGATTAGCTCAGCTGGCAGAGCGGGAAACTGTTAATTTCTAGGTCGCAGGTTCGAGCCCTGCATCCCCAGCAAAAAGAAAGGTATAATTATATAATGAGTAATAAAATTTTAGTAGCCATAATAAGTGCTAATGAAAAAGATCTAAAGCAAACAGTTCAGAGTGCTATAGAAAATTCTGATAGCCCAGACAACCTTTCTTTTGTTATATTTGATTCACGACTAAATAACTTCCCCAAAGCTGACTTTGAAAATTTTAAAAATGTTTTTTATATGAATATGGAATTTAGTGGTACTCAAGGGGTTGGATTGGCTAGACTTATTGCTTCGTCTATAGTTATGCCAGACACAGATTATGTTTTACAGTTAGATTCTCATATGATATTTGTTAAAAGCTGGGATTTTGAATTAATAAAAAGATTTACTAAACTTGAATCATTGGTAGATAAGCCAGTCATAAGCTCAAGAGCACCAGCATGGTACTACGATAAAGATGGCGAAATTGTATACTCCAGCACCTCAAATCTTGTGCAAAAGTTTATATTCAAA